GCCGCAATGCAAGTGATGTCCAAGGGTGGGTCATCAAAAGCCATTGAGGCGCACCACAGCGTTATTATTCAAGCCGTATCAGATGTAAATCTGAGCGGGCAAAGACGCTGGTGCTGCGGTGTTTCGGTTTGCGAGGCCGCTAGATGATACGGGTCTCGATTTTACGTCTTATCAACCACGCTCACGCTCATAGACATAAGTGTTTCCAGTCTTTTGAGGTAGGCATCCATATTCTCTTTGTTGCTGATTGGGTTGCTTCCGTCGTTGTAGAGAAAGATTTCGTTAAGGTCTTCATTTTGGTTGTGAGACAGCTGCTTGGCGACCTTTTGTGTGATTCCTTCGATCGGAATGGCGATAGGGAAGTCGTCGTAGTTGACCATTTGTGGCTGAAAGAACCCAAGGGGTTTGTAGTTACGATTAAGAAGGCGGTAGCGCCCATCTTCTGTGCGTTTTATGCAATAAGGCATTGCGATAGCGCGAACATCATATTCAGGCATTTTAGCCTCCAATGGCAGGGTAAGTTATGAAGATATTAATTGTTGGTGATCAGGGTATCGGTAAATCACGGATTGGTGAAGCGTTGGCGGCGCGGCTTGGTGTTCCGCTTATTGATGACTGGGATGGGGAGTGTACGCCAAGGTATGACGCTGTGATGGTGTCTAATATCGAAAATGCGGCGGCATTGGTCGATGGTGCTGATGTGTTGTTGATGCAGCTCAGCCGTATCAACAATGCGACTGGTGTTTGATTTAGGCTCTGCGAGCTGGGAGAGCGGGTTATGAGTCAGGATGTTAATGCGCAGCTGGTGTCTGCTGGCTTGGTTTTAGACAAGCCGATTGAGCTTGGCAAGCTGGTGCGCTGCAAGGTTGATGGTGACAAGGGCGGTAAGCTGAGCGGCTGGTATGTGTTGCATGAGTTTCGGCTTGACAGTGGCCAGCAGTTGATAGTCGGGCGCTTTGGTAATTGGAAATCCGGTACCGGTGAGCATGGATTAAAGATTGAATTTGACGTGAGTCAGATTAGCCGTGATGAGCGTGAGCGTGCTGCGGCAGTGGCAAAGCAGGCGCGTTTGCAAGCCGCGCAGGAACAAGCCGACCGTCAGCAGCAGGCTGCGGCTAAGGCGAAAAGCATATGGGCAAATCTGCCTGATTCGGGTGCTTCTGATTATTTAACAAAAAAAGGTGTTCGTGCCTGGGGGCTTCGGTTCTCTCGGGGCACTGTTGTTGTGCCTGTTTTGCGTGGCGGTAATGAGCTGGTTGGGCTGCAGTTTATCGATGCGGCCGGCGGCAAAAAGTTTCTCACTGGCACTGCTAAGCGTGGCGGCTATCACGGTATTGGTTTTGAAGGCGCCGCGCCTTTTGATGTTGTTGCGGTGGGCGAGGGATATGCCACGTGTGCGAGTGTTTATCAGGCTACGGGCTGGCCGGTTGCTGTTGCGTTTGATGCCGGCAATTTGGTGCATGTTGCGAAGTCTTTGCGTGAGCGTTTTCCTTCTTCTCAGATTGTGATTTGTGCTGATCGTGATGCGGATGTTAGTCCTGCGTGGGGTTGTGTTGGTTGCGGTTGGCTGGTGTTGAAGTTGTCGGGCGATTCGCCGAACCCTCGTTATTCCGAGCCAGCTGTCTGCCCACGTTGTGGTGGTGTATGTGCTGCCGGTGGGCCGGGCGAGATTCATGCTGGTGCAGCTGCTGCAGCGGTTATGCCTTCTGCTGTCTGTGTGCCTGTTTTTAATCAGGAGGCTGCGTGAGTCTTTCTGATTGGAATGATCTTCAGGCTTCTGCTGGTCGTGATGAAGTCCGACGGCAGTTGCTTGATGCGTCGGCAATACCTTTTGCTTTGCCGGTTTCTGTTTCTTCTTCCGCTTCGAATAAAGATGAATCTCCCGCTCCCTCTATTGCCGATGTGGGGCGCGTTGCTTTGGATGAGTCTTTGCGTCGATTCTGTTGGACCTTGCCAGAAGGGCGTGTATGGGACAACGACGACAAGAAGCTGTTGAAGCCTGCTCAGCTGAAGAACTGGATCGGTGAGAAGGTTTACAAGCAGTGGAATGAGCATGAGCAGCGCAGGACTGTGCAGCACAGTGATGTTGCTCGTATGGCGCAAGCTGCCCAAAAGAAGGGGGGCGGGGAGATAGGCTATGCGCTGCGGAATTATGTTTTGTTGTACCCGTCGCAAACGGTATGGGATCGAGAGCGGCGTGAGGTTATTGCGCTGAATGATCTGAAGGTTCGTATGCATCGCTGGTATCAGCCGTGGTTGGAACATGCAGACCGTCAGGAAATATCACGTGACCAACTGGTGTTTGATCCGCGGCAGGTTCACAGGGAAGAAGACGGCTATATCAACATGTTTCGTGGGTTACCTTTGAAGCCGGTTCGCGATGAAACGAAGTGCGCGGGGATTATTCAGCTGCTTTTTCATTTGGTGAATGGTGATCAGGAAGTATTTGATTGGTTGGCGAATTGGATTGCACTGCCGTTGCAACGCCCTGGCACGAAGATGGCCACGGCGGTATTGATGCACTCGGATGTTCAGGGCAGCGGTAAATCGTTGTTGTGGGATGGCATAGTGAAGACGCTTTACGGTGAGTATGGCGCGACGCTGGGGCAGCACCAGTTGGAATCTCAATACACTGATTGGCGAAGCCAAAAGCTTTATGGGTTGTTTGAAGAAGTTTTGAGTCGTGATCAGAAATACAGCCACACTGGTACGTTAAAACACATGATCACCGGTGCGACTCATCGCGTTGAAAAGAAGTTTGTCAGTGGTTGGGAGGAGTCGAATTACATGAACGCGGCGTTTCTCTCTAACGAGCATCAGCCGTGGCCGTTAGAGCCCTCGGATCGCCGGATGTTGGTGGTGTGGCCTGAAACGAAGCTGCCGGTGAGTCTGCAGCAGCAGGTTGATCGTGAGATGAGTAGTGGCGGTATAGAGGCTTTCTACGGATGGCTTTTGCGACGATCACTGTTGGTGCCGGGCTGGACCTCTGATACTGATTTCGGGGTGGTGCCATTCGGGGCACATACGAAACCAGTTGAGACTGCTGCGCGTGAACGGTTGATTGAGTTTGGCCGCCCGGCGTGGGAAACCTTTTTGTATGCCTGGCGCGATGGTGAGGCTGATGTGCCTTATGTCTGCTGTATAACCTCGGATTTGTTCGCTGCTTATCGGCGGTGGGCTGAAAAACGTCGTGAGTCAGTGATAAGTCACACAAAGTTCAGCAGCCTGTTATCAACGAAGGTTCGCAAGCGTGCGGACGTTAGATACAAGTTTCCGAGTGGTGATGAGAAGAAAGCTGTGTTTTTTCTTCCCGAAGATCCCCCTTCGCCCCCCGAGCAGGGAACGCAAGCTGAGTGGCTGGGGCAGCAGGTGGCGAAATTTCGTCAAGCCTTGCTTGGTGCCGAGAGGGATGATCAATGATAGTTTTTTCCGTATCACTTGCCGTGGGTGCCGGATCACGCGCCGTGGGTTGCATGCTTTGTAAGTCTTTGAATAATAAGAATATGCCGTGGGTGCCGTGGGTGCCGTGGGTTATACGCGCGCACGTGCGCACATTTATTATTATTTTTATTTTCCATATCTTAATTTTTTTCCCACGTGCGAGGCTAAATACCCACGGCACCCACGGCACCCACGGCATATCCATAAATAACAACAACTTAAAACAAACCAAACCCACGGCTTGTGATCCGGCATACACGGCATCGTCTAATAATTTAAAAAAATATTGTTCCACGATAAACAAACTTTATTTTGGCGAAGGGAGAGTGTGATGGTTCATCCGGTGAGAATGCTTGCGAGGCTGACGTCTAAAGGTGCTTGGTTTGAGGCTTCCGGTGGAGGGCAGGGGGTTAAGCGTGAGGGCATGCTTGTTCCGTCAAGTGAGATTGCAGGTGCGCTGGGAATGGGCGATTTGTCGCGGGCAGCTTATTATCTCGGGTTGGCGATTTTTGCGGATGATAACTCGGCAGTTAATAAACTTGTTTTGGCGATGTCGCCGGCGGTTGAATACCAGTTGGCGGAATCGGGTTTTCCTGCGGATCGTTTACGAGCGCTGTGTGAGCTTGCTGTGGTTGAGGTGCTTTGGCCTCGGCGTTGCTCTGATTGTAATGGTGAAGGGGTTTATACGGCGCCCTACACGCTTTGTGTTGGTCATGGCTATCAGGTGGCTGCGCATCGATGCGACAGGTGTTCTGCTAAGGGTCGGGTTTCTTTCACTCAGCGTGATGCTGCTAAGGTTATTGGCATCTCTCAGGTTGGCTTTCGAAAAGCATGGATTACTCGCGCGAATGTTGCGCGGGCGGTTTTGGCTTCACTGGAAGATCAGTTGTTGGCGCACGTTAGAGCTCAGATGGTTGATGACTGGTTTGAATCTATACCCGTGTGTGAGGTGGGTTGAGTAGTTTTTTAATAAGATTACCCTTGACTGTCTTGACAGGGGTTATCAAAAAACGTATAAATTTTACCAGCATGGAAAAACCCGCTCTGAAGAAATTCACGGCGGGTTTTTTTTGTGCTCGCTCTTCGAGAGTGCATCCGCATCGCCTTGCTAAAAATCGCTCTCCCAAGTGTAACTAGGCTTGGTGATGCTCTGAACACGGCTCCTTATGGGGCCGTTTTCTTTTCTGGAGAATTTTATGTTGCTGTCATTGCTTCGATATGCAGAAAGCGATGAGAGCACCCTTGGCCTGATGATTATCGACGGGCTTTTTCAGGGCTATACGCTTGAAGATCAAGCCCGCGATGTGAAGGTGTTGGGCGAGACTCGTATTCCGAATGGTTTCTACTCGGTCCGATTTAGGGAGGTTTTGACACCTCTAACGGAAAGATACCGCAATAAGTTCGATTGGTTTTCTTGGCATCTTGAGATCTGCGGCGTTCCGGATTTCCAGTTTGTCTATATTCATATCGGTAATGACGATGAAGATACCGATGGTTGTGTGTTGGTGGGCGATGAAGCGAATAACAATTTAGTAAACATTGGCTTTATTGGCCGAAGCGCTCCTGCCTATGAGCGTATCTACAAGAAGATTTCGGCGGCTTTAGGTTCAGATGAGAAAGTGTTTATTGATATTAGGCAGGCCAATATGTTTTTGGCGCCACCGGTTGGATTTGATGGAGAAGGTCATGAGTAATATTTTGAAGAGTGTTATGACGGTTCTGATTGTGGGTTTGTGTTCGTTGTTTGGTTTCGCTGTGACGCCGGACGCGGGCATGGGGCTTGCGGTGTTTACGTTTATCGCAGGTCTTAACGTGAAGGTGCAGGTGGGGCTGTTGGTTGCGATGGTGATCATGGTTGCCGTGCCGCTTGTTGCGCCGTATACAAAGTGGACCGGCGATGATTGGACGATCCGCTACAAGACCGGCGCGGTAAAGATATTCATGCAGATATGGAATCTTCTGGCAGGTAACTTCGGCAAAGCGTCGAACGGCAAGAAGCTCTGAAGTGTTGGCATCCATCAAGGCTTGGTTGCTTGGCTTTCAAGTTGTTGATGCTGTTGTTGGTAGGCTCTATTTGATCTGGTCTGATCTTCGTCGTGAGGCACGTGAAGAGGCGGATCGTGACGCGTTGAAGCAGAGGGATGATAAGCATGAAGAGATTCGCGCCAATGCTTCTGCTCATGCTGTTAAGCGTGGCTGGTTGCGAGACACTGAGTCTCTTACGCCACGATCGGCTCGGCGATCAGATGGTGCCTTCAAGGACTACGATGTGTCCGGCAAAGGTGGGCAGCTGGATAGAGAGTGATAACGGTGATGGTACGTTTACTGTCACAGAGCAGGGCTTGGCTGACGTGTCGATCTATATCGATATGCTAGAGCGTGCTGGTGGCTGTGAAGTGGAGTGAGAATGTTGAGATCTTAATGATCTCTTTTGCGTTGTTCGTTTTTGTCCTCTGTGTTTGCCTGGCGTTGCTGGGCTTCTTTTTCCGTTTCCTTGGAGCCGCTATCTGTGAACAGATCCCGCCGCAATCGCTTAATGATGATTCTGATTGCATTGGTTGGCGTTGCGACTGTCAGCGTGGCTTATGCTGCGGGTCTAGTGAACGGCGTGGCTCAGAGCGTGGTAATCGAAGGTAAGATCGATGTTGGAAACATCATCAATATGATTATGGTTCTTGCTGGTGGTGTCTCTGTTTGGGTTAAGTTAAATCGGTCGGATGCTCGCCAAACTCAAAAGCTAAAAGATATTGCTGCGAGGCAAGATCAGGCTGAGCATAGCCATCGCTACTTGCGTACTGTTATTGATCAGATGCTGCTTACCGGTAAGAGGCTTTAAGGCGATGGCATGTTCTGGTTGTCAGCGCCGCCGCGAGTGGTTCTTGAAAACTCAGAGGCTGGCTTATGAACGAGCGCGTGGAATCATTACTGATCGATCTGCTTCAAGCAATGAACAGCCAGACAGCGGCCATCAGCCAGCTAGTAGAAAGCAATCGGTTGCTGATACTAGCAATGGATGATTGTGGAGATTCTGACAGTGATCCGAGTGGCCCCGTCTATTTGTCTGGCGATTAGGTTTCTTTAGTGGGTCAGCGATCATCACGATATTGCGGTAGGTGCCGGCAGGTGCATGCAGGCGCATGCCCTAATAAACCTTCATGGCAGCGGCCTGTCACAGTTGGCTCTGGTCGTGGCGGCAGGCCATGGCGGCGAAAGAGAGAGAAAATCTTTGAGCGTGATGGCTACCTTTGTCAGGAACATCTTCGTGCTGGGTCAGTTGTCGTAGTTACGCTGCACGGAAGGCTCTCAGGTATATGCGATCACATCGTTCCTCTGTCTGAGGGTGGCACGGATGCCGAGCGCAATTTGGAAACACTTTGCCAAGAATGTAGTGATATTAAGACTCAAGCAGAGTCGCTAAGGGGGAGGGGTGGGTCGAAACCTTAGCCTCTCTCCGGCGGACACCGCCCCCTCAATGCTTTTTTTATGCGTGGAGAATTGAATAGAGATTCACCACAGGAGGTTTGTCATGGTTGGTCGTTATAAAGAAAAGGCCATTGCCAAGCATCCAGCATACGAACAAGGGAAAGCTGCTGCCGACGATAACAAAAAGCAACATTTAGAGGCCGCTAAAGCTCTGCGCCCGCGATCAATGAGCCGTGATGAGAAAAAGGTCTGGGATCGTATTGCTCCGGAGCTCAGTCGGCTTGGTCGCCTGAAGGCTCACTATGTCGATTTCATCTCCGAGTATTGTGTCATCAAGGTTCGCATGGATAGCACCAGAAAATCTCTTGATGAAACGGAGTGGTCGTACGTCACCAATGGTCGTCACGGTGCTCAATACAAAAGCCGCCCTGAGGTCGCCCAGCTGAATGATGACTGGCGCAAGTGGAACTCATTGATTGCTCAGCTGGGGCTTTCTCCGGCGACTGAGCTGCGTTTTAACGATCGTCAGGGAAGCCTCTTTGACGATGACGATTTTAATAATCTGTGATTCCGCGTACGAGTGATCATCTTGCCGATGTCCGAGCATATTGTGACGCGGTGACGAGTGGTGCTAGGCCTGCATGCAAATGGGAGCGGTTGGCCGTTACGCGTTTTATTAACGACTTGGAGAGGCAAGACACCGAAGGCTTTCCGTATATTTTCGATGAGTCGAAAGCATGCAGGGTGATTAATTTTGGTGAGTGCTTTCCTCATGTTAAGGGCCGGTGGGCGCGCGCTAGCGGAAAGTCTAACCGGATCCAATTCGAGGCGTGGCAGAAATTCGGGCTGGCCAATATATTCGGCTGGGTTCATGCCAAAACAGGCCTACGAAAATTTCGGATCGTTTACGACTGCGAGCCACGAAAGAACGGCAAGTCAATCAAGGCTGCCGTTATAGGTCTATATTTGCTCGCTGAAGATGGTGAGTACGGCGCCGAAATTTATTGCGGCGCCACCACTGAGAAGCAGGCGTGGGAGGTTTATCGGCCAGCAAAGAAAATGGCAGAGAAACAGCCAACTTTTCGACGCAAGTACGGTGTTACGTCTCACGCCAAACGGCTAGAGGCTGACTTGGTTGGTACCAAACCCTTGGAAGATGGCTCAAAGCGCTTTCCTGACGGGTCCCGGTTTGAACCGGTTATTGGAAAGCCCGGTGACGGTGCATCACCATCCTGCGCGATTCTCGATGAGCTTCACGAGCACCAAGATGACACAATGTACGACACCATGCTTACAGGCATGGGTGCTCGCGAACAACCGCTTCTACTGGCTATCACAACGGCAGGGTCAAACGTTGCTGGACCGTGCTACGCGATGCAGAAGGAGCTTGAATCTGTTCTTCAGGGCTCGATTATCAATGAAGAGCTGTTCGGGATTATCTATCCGGTCGACGATCCTGAAGAAGAGTGGCGAACAGAAGAGGGTTTGATTAAAGCAAATCCCAATATCGACATTTCAGTCAGCCGTGAATTTCTTTATGCCCGCGTTAGAGATGCCGAGCAAAGCCCCAGAAAGCGCAGCACAGTTTTGACAAAGCACTTCAATGTATGGGTTGCTGGTAAGAATGCCTGGTTGAATATGCTCGACTGGAATCGTCAGGCGGACCTGAGTTTGAAGCTATCAGACTTTGAAGGTGAAGCTGCAAAGCTTGGAATAGATTTGTCTGAAACTGATGACCTTACCGCGTCAGTGAAATGCTTCCGCCGTGAAATCGATGGAGAGTCGCATTACTATTTTTTCGGACGTTATTACGCCACCGAAGAGAAAGTGAAGCATAACGATCATTACGATGAGTGGGTTCAAAGCGGCCATCTTTATCAATGCGATGGCGAGACTATTGATTATCAGGATGTCGAAGAACACATTCGGCAAGACCTCTCTGTCTTCGACATCGAACAGCTATTTTTTGATCCTCACGGCGCCGCCTATCTCGCTCAGCGTGTCTCTAAAAGTGAGAATATCGAAGCGGTGAAGGTTGGTCAGACTTACACAAATTTCTCGGCACCAATGCGCGACTTTGAGAGCCTTCTTAAGGCCGGACGGATTCACCATGACGGTAATCCATGCTTGTCGTGGATGTTTGGCAATGTTGTTGCCAAAGAGACAGAAGACGGAAAGATGATGCGGCCGGTGAAAGAGAACCGGGAAAAGAAAATTGACGGTGCTGTTGCTGCGCTGATGGCTTTCATTGCGGCTTATCAGCCTGAGGATTACGACGACATGACCGACTTCCTACAGGATCCGATAATCGTATGAGTGTCAGCAGCGCAGTACAGCCCGGCCGCATTAAGGCCGCTTTGCTTTCGTGGCTCGGCGTTGATTATCGAACGTTAGATAATTTCGTACCGGCTGGAACCGATACGGCTGGGCAGAGCATCACGCCTAACAGTGTTTTGACTCTATCGGCGGCATGGGCGTGCACGCGGTTAATTTCCGAATCTATTGGAACGCTTCCGTTGCAGTTGTATGAGCGTACATCTTCCGGTCGCCGCGTTGCTAAAGAGCACCCACTTTATCGGATTATTCACTCTAGCCCTAACGCGGATTCGACTGCGAGCACGTATTGGGAGGCTAAATCAGCCGCTTTACTCAATCAGGGCAATGGACTT